GCCAACATCACAGATGAAAAACAAGGACAAGCAATTGGATTAAACTTTTTACCGGAAGCCTCAGCTAGAAAATATTCGCCAGAAGAAATGGCATTGACGTATTCGCAAGCAGGCAAAGCTCAAGGCGGAAGGATTGGGTATGCTGAAGGCGGAGATGATGTAGAATGGAGAAAAATTTATAACAAATATAAAGCAAAACAAATTGCACTGGGACAAGAATTTGCAAGTTTTGAGGAATTTATAGATCAACATAGAGTAAATGAAGCTCAAGGCGGAAGGATTGGAGCTAACGAAGGAGGCTTAATGAGTCTCGGTGG